CTATCCAAAGCAATCGAATTTATTTGAACCGTGTGCGTATTTCCGCCATCGGTATCGTTCATGCCTTCCTTTTCGCGTACTTCGTTAATACTTAACACGCCGTTATTTAACATCTTGGTATAAAAATCCGCGCGGCTTTGCATATCGCCACGGTACAAATCGTTCAAATTGAAGTGGCTGTAAATCTGTGGGCGCTCCCGCGATTGAATCAACTTGCGGTCAATTTCTTGTTCGATGCGCTTCGTCCACGGGCTAATCGTGTGCCGCGCAAACTGAAGATTTTGCTGCTCGACATTGTTATATGTCGTTTGGCTTTCGAGCTGTACCAACGTAGGCGGCACGCTAAAAATGCGGCAAATTTCTTCGGCTTGGAATTTACGCGTTTCGATAAATTGCGCCTCGTCCGGGCTGATGCTGATGCGCGAATATTTAAAGCCAAACGGTAGCAATTTCGTGCCGGCTTGGTTTTGCGATTTGTTCCAGCTGCCCTGTATCATGTCCATCTGCTCTTTTTTCAAAGGCTGGTCACTTGATAAAATACCGGTCATCTGGCCGTTACTACCGAAATATTCAGCGCCGAAATTTTCCGCCGATTTCGCTAAACCTAGATTTTCGCGATGCAAACGAATTGGTGATTTCCTTTGTAGGTTGCAAATTTCTAGCATATTCTCAGGCTGAACTATGCCCACGTTGCGCACGCTATAGACTAATTGCCCGTTCACGTTTTTGCGGTCTACGTCGTAAAAGTCTAAGCATATCAGGCTGGTAACATATCCGCGCGTATCGCGGTCAATAAGTGCATAACCTACGCCATTTAATACGGCATTGCTTACTATTGTCTCCCAAAATTCATACGCCGTCTGGTACTCGTTTGGCTTGTATTTGATAACATCGTGCGCAGGGTGCAAATTGGCGACGTCTATTTCTCGGCCTTGCTTTTCGTATATATCAAGCCCCAAACTGGCCACGGTGGAAGCGATTTTGTAGGTGCAAGCGTAAACGGTGGCAATAGTAAGCGCCGTGGTTTCGTTAATATTTGCCCCCGAAATAGTTTGCCCGTATATACCTAGTTCATTCGGTATTGCTTGGCTGTCGTATTTGCCGACTCGATACCGAAAAAGCGCGTTGATTCTGTCGCGTAGTGTTGCCATATTGGTCGCAATTTACGAAAGGGAAATTATGTCGAAAATGGTATCGTTTGCGCCGTTCGTTTTGTGGTGTCCATATTCATTCATTGCAATGATGGACGCAATAACGCCGTCAACCTTTTTGCTTTCGTGCTTTTCTTTCGTCACGCGCTTGTTTTCGTTGACGTCGGTATAAACGACCGCGCAGCCCATTTGCCAGCGCAGTACCTCGTTACCGCCGTGGATAATGTTGCTTTTCATCATCTGCATCTCAAATTCTTTCGTGGGGCCGTTCATGGTGGTAATATTTTGCGCCATTGGGTGCATTTCAATGTCGTCTTGTATCAATTCGCTCACGATATACGTGCTAAATCGTGGGTCATAGCCTATTGAACGAATGTCATATTTCGCGCATTGTTCTGTAATATAGTCTTTGACGTATCGAAAATCCGTGACGTTTCCGGGCGTTATAGTGATATCGCCGTTTTTTGCAAAGCGCATATAGTCAATGCCTGCGCTTAATTTCTTGCTCTGTGCCTTTTCTTGATTGACAAATTGATGAACAATGAGATAGAAGCAATCGTGTTCTTCGTCACGAAATAGCAACGCGAAAGCCGTCAAATCCTGCGTAGATGCTAAATCTAAGCCCCCAAAAGCCGGCAAATTAGGCAAACGCTCCCACGGTATAGGGTCCGCGCCTTGCATAAAAATATCATCCGGAATCCAAGCGTGTTCGGCACTTGTCCAAATATTCAGGTTCAGACGTAAAAACGTATTTAAATACGACGGGACCGCTTGCGCTTTCTTGCTTTCTTGCTCGAAATACGCTTTTGTGCAGATGCTTCCATATCCGGGGTTTGCTTTTTTCCACGTTTCTTCCTTGGTCCAGTCATCAGCTTCATCAGCGGAATAAAGTACCGGTAAAAAAGTTTCGTCCAAAATACTACCTTCCTCAACTTGGCGAGCGTATTCATGAATTTCAAAACAAATCGAATTACGGTCATGGCCTGCTGTAGTTAGTGCAATAACGAGGGGCTGCGTTCGTGCGCCTGTGGACGTTACGAGAACATCCCATAAATCTCGGTTGGGTTGCGTATGTAATTCGTCAAATATAACGGCGTGACAATTAAAGCCGTGCTTCGTGCTTGCCTCGGCACTAATCGATTTGTAAAAGCTGCTTTTGTAGTTTATGGAATTGCGCAAAACCTTGGCGCGCTGGCTCAAATGCTTGTTGTTCAATATCATTTCCTGCGCTATGCTAAACACTATATTGGCCTGATTTCGGTCGCCTGCCGCGCTTATTACTTCCGCTCCCGGTTCGCCATCAGCAAAAAGCATATAGAGGGCAATGGCTGCGGATAGGTTTGATTTACCATTTTTACGCGGAATTTCAACGTAACACGTGCGGTATTTGCGCCGTCCGTCGGCCTTTTTCCACCCAAAAAGCGGGCGAATGATGTCGTCTTTTTGCCAGTCTTCCAGCAGAAACGGCTTGCCGCCTAACTCGCCTTTTACGTGGCTGCAGAACTTTTCTATAAAATCAACGGCGCGGTCTGCGCTTTCTTCGTCAAAGTGGTAATTATCCAAAATACTCGTCTACGCTTTCCTCCGTTTGCGTCGTTGTGCCAACCAACCGTTCAAGCGTGGCAATCATGGCCTGCTTTCTCATTCGTGCCTCTTTCAGCTGTTGCCATTCTGGGCGCGCGCGGCTGTAAACGTCGCCGCTTTTTCCTGTGACTTGGTAGCAAGTGCCTTGGTCATTGCAAAACGCTTGTAACATTTCTTCTTCAATTTCTACGCAGGAAAGCGTTTGAATTAAAGACTTCACGCCGCTGGTCAGGTCGCTGCGCGTGCTGTATTCTGCCACGCGTTCGGTAAACCTTTGAAATTGCGCATCATTCATAAGGCTAAGTTAGGGGATTCCCTTTTACTTTCAAGTAAACGCGAAAAAAAGAGAAGGTGCACGGGACTTTCCCATGTTAAAGAATTCTTTTTCTCTACCCCCTATCCCCCAAATCTCTCCGCTCTAGCCGCGATTTACGCGCGTGACAACTGTCGCACATAGGTTGAAAAGGTCCGTTCCAAAAGTCTCCGCCCATAGTAACGGGCGTGATGTGGTCAACTACGTGTGCAAGCTCGTTGCAGTCTATGCATAAGGGATGTTCACGCAAGTACAGCGCCCGCATAGTGCGCCAACGTTTGGAGCTGTAACGCGGCTCACGGTTCACACGTTCTCCGGGCTTGCGTCTGGTGTTGTGCCACGGGCTGGGCCTGCTGCCTTTAGGTATGTACGCCATTAGCTTCGATAATAACCGTGGTGCTTGGTCATGTGGTATAGCTCGAAGGTGATTGCGTCGTACTTATCCTTCAGGTGCCCTTTGTTATTCCAGTCCTCATACAATAGCGCCCACCTCTCTGCCCTTAGCTTATCATACTTCTCGCGCTGGTCTGTCGTGAGGTAGTACCTTCTTGACCTTACTGTATTGCATTGCTCGTTCTTGGTAGTGCCTGTATATATGTTCCAGCTCTGCCGTCGTAAACTTTCGAGGTTCGTTCGCTCGTCGCATAATCTCTTCAGCTCTTCCGCGCTGCTCACGGTCGAGATTGCGGCCAAATATCCACTGTTCTCCCTGTTTGAAAATATTGCAGGCAGCGCACTGAGGTCGGACATTGTTAAGGTCATAGCGCGTNGCGTTGTGTCGTCTGCTTGCGAAGTGTCCGGCCTGTATGCGGCTGGCGTGGTGTGTCNTGCNACAGGTGAAGCACGTACAGTTTCCGTCTGCGTCTGCTGCTGACCAGCGTACNTACTTACTGAACCATTCATCTGCTTTCTTCTTTGCTTTTGCATGGGTTAATGTTTTGGGTTTCTTGGGTTGTTTGTTTAGTTGCTTGCTTGCTTTACTGTCCGTCTTGGTGCTGCGTTTCTTTGGCATGGTCCAAGATAACGGCCTTTATCTTCTCTGCCAATTGCCGGCGTTCTTCTTCGTTGCTTTTGTACTCTGGGTAGTTGCGTGCTTTGCGTCCGTTCGCCTGTATGCGCGCCTCATATTTCTCACGGTGTGCGCTGTAATGATCATCACAAAAGGCCCAAAATCGCCGCGTGTGGTCTTCTACTTCTTCATCGTATGGCACGGCCCCGCCATTGGCAAGAAATAGCTCTTTTTCTCGCGGATGCGGTCTATATCGTAACATAGCTTCATTGCCGTAAACTTCGTTTAT